GACTGCATGCATCCGAACACAGACTGAACCCCTGCGTCAGATTACACCGACAATTGATTTTCACACCTTTAAGCAAGCAGTCTTAGAAAATATCCAATCTCAATGAGGACAAGTTCGGCCAAACGGAAACTTGACCATGAACTGCCTCACCTTGCGAATCTCCTCATACTTGACACCACCATTCGCTCCTCTGTTGACACCCTTCATCGTCTTAGAGACATGACTTCGGGGATCATGAATCACCAACGCTCCAAGCCAAACATCACCCGTTGATAATAGGAACAGCTGGTGAAACATCAGATCCAAAGTCGTGCACATCTTTCTCTCGCCAGCACTCTGAAACACAGAATGACACTCAGGACACACGTGCCCACCACCGAACAATTCACAATTGTTCAACGCCATAACGCCTTTTGGAATCGCCGCCCGAGAGACACGATAGCCATTTCTCACTCCCAGTGCACGCATTGAAACCTTGACACCAAAATTAATTGCCAGCCGCTTCCAGGTGATAAGCTGCATCGCCCTGCTCCTCTCATCATTGGTCCATGAGGACATGTCACGATAGAAGGCCTCTGCCGGGTTACCCTCCTTCGCCGCCGCCAATGCAAGAGATGTTGCCATCTTCTCCAAGATAACGGCCCACTCATCCGCTCCGCGATCTCTCAACATTCGGGCCATTGTTGTTGGAACACATGATCCCTTCTGCGGCGTGAGAGAGAAAGCAGTACCCTTGCCCAGTGCAGTTAACGCCTCTATCAGTTCGGTCGGCCGGGTCAGCGTCTTAGGCTCTCCACCTTCTTGAGCACGACGTTCAAGCTCATTCCAGTTCTTTTCAAAATAGAAATCGAGCTCATCCATCAAAGGCCCAGCACCACGTGACTCCTGACATACACAAGGCCGACGTCCCTCTGCAGGTCTCATCACGTCCACAGGAAAGTCAGACAAGTTCATTCTCGGGTCCATAGCGATGATGAACCGGCCAAAATTTGTCCCATAACCGAGAGCGTGCATGAGGCGGGGGGTCGCTCGAGCCAAAAGAGCAGATCTAAATTGTCGATCTCGGTACGAGCAAATCTCTAGAGTCCATCTCTCCCCTTTCACCAGTTCGAACACAAATGTTCCCATCAACCTGGCCCCGTCTGCGTACACGTGAGTGTGTCGAGCAATGCACTCCCGGAAATGATCCACATTCAAATCATACCTCCAAAAACGACCTTGGCGTGCAAAGTCATCCCGCATGGTTGGCATTTCGGTCCACAAGTTGCAATCTGTGTGACGAGGATCTTCCAAAGGAATGACAAAACCACAGTCATATTTGTCATAATTCAACATGATCCCCATCGGTGCGAAATGAGATTCATTCGGACCTCCATATGAGTGGAACGGCTGCATGTCCACCTTGCATCCAGATTTTGCATAATCTGGCGTCACAACCACACCCTGGGCACCATCTTTCTGAGGCACAATCATATTATGCGTCTGCTGATGGCTAGGCAGATGACTACGAGCTATCTCCTCAAGAAGCCTTAGAGCATGATCGTTCTCGGGCACATCTGTCGCAGAGCGGAGCTCGACTGTATCAACCGGAGTTGACCCACCATCATCGGGATTGCGGCTAGAAGCTGAGGGAGGCTCAAAGTTGGCACCAGCAGCGGACGGCTCAGGATTTGCACCAACAGTTCCATCAGGAAGAAGCGGTCTCAGGGAAGCAGGGGGCGGGTACCATGCAGTGGTCAATGGCTGGCCATTATGAGTGACATGCATATCAGGAACATCAACCCGACCAGTGGGCGCCAGATCAGGACATTGAACAACATAGGGCTCCCACAACGGTGTCTTCGCTGGCCCATTGATATAATCAACAGGTGCCACATCTTGAGCTGGAGCTCGCTTGGTATCCACGATGTGCAGAATCGCCTCCAGCATACGAGTGTTGTAAAGCGTCGTATTTCCAAGAAACTCCAGTTGTCTGGTCATCAACGTTGTCAGCATGCCTGGTCCTTGAAGCGCCGCCTGAACAGCCTGAAACACAGCCTCCCCGACCTTGGCTGGAAAGAAGTCATTCATAGCACGAACAACAAGGGCTCGAGTGTCATCATTTCCCTGCTCACCAACGTACCTAATCATACTGTCAATACTGTCGCTGACTGATGTTCTTAGCAAATCAATGACTTGATTGAAATGAGAGATCACTTGAGCCTGACGGTCACCGAATTTAATGTTTCCTCTGTGCTGGAATGTCTCCACATAGCATGAATTCACAAGGTTACCAGTTCCATCACGCACGACCAGTTCCAAAGTACATTCTTCAGGGAGTTGGTAAACGGCAAGAATTGCTTTGTTGGTGAACATGTTGAGATTTGGTAAGTGAGTTGAGCAAAAGCACGGCAGAAAACAAGACGCAGTCTCAGTCTTCAGGACAAAATGTC